GGATCAGGTGGCCTCGTTAAATGATCTGGCGGCAAAATGCACCTCGACGCTTACCGGTATGCCTCACAGCCCCAATCGCGGCACTTCGACGATGGCGGATGCGGTTGCAAAAATCTTAGATCTGCAGGCGGAGATCAACCGTGACATTGACGATCTGGTGGATTTGAAACGTGACATCGTGACGCTGCTTAAGCGAGTGGATAACACGGAGTACCAAACGATCCTCGAAAAGCGGTACCTCTGCTTCATGACTTGGGAGCAGATTGCGGTTGATCTCAATTACAGCATCCACCATCTTTACAAACTCCATAATGCTGCGCTGGATATTTGTGACCGGCTCATGGAACGTGATACCTAAAGACATAGATTGATACCTGCATCCTGTGGTATCATTATAATTGCCAGAGAAGAATGGTTGAGAGCCTTGTGGGAGCACAATCCCGCAGGGCTTTCTTTATACCCGAAAGGAGGCAGTCATGCCGCACAAGCCCAAACGCCCCTGCCGCTGGCCCGGCTGCAGTGAGTTGTCGGATGGTCCCTACTGCCCGGAACACCAGAAGCAAATGGACGCGCACTATAACCGCTATCAACGCGACCCTGAGTCCCGTCACCGTTACGGCCGTGCATGGAGACAAATCCGTGACCGCCATCTCAAGCAGCATCCGTTGTGTGAGATGTGCCTCAAAGCCGGTAGGTATACCACGGCCCAGGAGGTCCACCACATCGTACCCCTCTCGCGAGGCGGTACACACGACTCATCGAACCTTATGAGCTTGTGCAAGCCCTGTCACTCCCGCATCACAGTAGAGGACGGAGACAGATGGCCCAAAAAGGAGTGACCTCTGGAACAGAACGGTATTTTCATCACCACACCCGGTAGGAGCGGGTTAAATCTCCACATGTTTACATCTTTGGAAGCGGCGTGGGGTCATCTGCGTTCGTGCGCGGAATCAAACGGGGTATTGACCCCGCCGAGGAAGGAGGAGTTGCAGTATGGCCAAGGACGGTACGAACCGTGGCGGCGTCAGAGCCGGTGCCGGGGCAAAACGGAAGCCGCTGGCGGATAAAATTGCGGACGGCAATCCGGGCAAGCATCCGCTCACCGTTATGGAATTCAAAAGCGCTCCGGACCTTCGCGGTCAGGACATGCCGGAGCCAAAAGAAATGGTCAAAGGAGGCCATTTCAGGGGCTATTCAAACGGGCATCTTAAAAGGGGACACGGCAACCTTATGCTCCGTCAGCCACTTACCCGTGAGCAGTTCTGCATGATGCTCTACAGATACAATCGGCTGAGGGGTTCTGTGAATTCATGACCCAGACCGAAAAAGAGAAGATCA